AGGATGCGTCCAGAGGGGCCCGCGGGTGGTCCGGGCTGCGTGGGGCTGCCGACGTGGAGATCGTCGTCCACAGGGACGGGGAGCGGCGTTCGGCGCAGGTGACGAAGCTCAAGGATGGGGTCGACGGGGCGGAGTTCGAGTTCTTCCTGCACACGGTGGCCGTGGGGATGGACGCGGACGGCGATCTGCTGACCTCGTGTGTGGTGAGCTACGACCGCAGCGCACCGGATTCAGGGGTGGTGCGGACGCGGATCGGCGCGACCGAGCAGGCGATCCTTGATTCGATCGAGCTTCTCAAGGCCCGGGGCAAGGCGGCCACCAGCACCACGATCATCAGCGAGGCGAAGGAGCTGCTGCCGAAGAACGTGCGCAAGCAGAACATCGAGCGGTCCCTTGAAGGCCTAATCGAGAGGGGCAAGCTGGAGCGCGCGGACGGTGAGTACAAGTTGCGAGCAGAGGGGCAAGAGATGGGAGACATCTTGTGACTCATTTAGCTCATGAGTACTCATTTAGCTCACTTACAGGTTGTCAGCTTTTCTGCAGCTCATTTGAATGGTCCCTCTCCGGTGTACCGGAAGAGGACCAGTCCTAAATGAGCAAAGCTGATGAGTCAAAACGGAGACTTCTCGTGATTCGAACGACATTGCGTTTGCAGGAATTTGCAAACCTGCGGATGACCCCACCCCCCGGAAGAACCGGACTCCGTGGTGCGCGCAACCCGAACGCCCGCTGCCGTCCGTGGGTCGTGGTGCTGATCCGCGAGATGCACGCCGCCGGCTGGCCGTACTCGGCCCTGTCCTGCGCGTTCGGTCTGTCGAAGACCGGCATCGCCCGGATCTGCCGCCGCGAGGTCTGGCGTGACTGACTCGTGCCCTGCGAATGCCTCGCCGGCTGGCGAGGCGTGCGCAGGCGAGGCGATCGGGTCCGGGGTGGTACCCCAGCCTCACCCGGACCGAGATCGCGTCTCCTGCGTGATTCTGGAGCTTATGCGTTGGTCGCATGATTGCCCGGGATCGATATAACCGTTTCGGATATGAGCCGGCCACGGTTGACTGCACGCAGCACGTGCCGTAGCGTGGTTGGTCCATTGCCATAGTGAGAGGGGTTGTTCATGACTTGGGGCGACAGGAAGTACCGGGGCAATCATCCGTCGAGTGATGAAGGCTGGGGGGTAGACCACACCTTCGAGCAGGATGGCGGCTGGGTGCTGTACAGCAGGGCGCAGGAGCACACCGACGAGTGGCGGACCTACAAGCTGGTGTGCGCGGGCGAGGTGAAGGGAAAGGCTAACTTCTGGTTCCTCGCCAGCCTGATCGACGGCAAGCCCGGGAGGTCCGCTGACCTTGGCCGGCTGAGGAAGGAGCGGCCTGCGCTGCACGATGCGCTGCGAGACCTGCTGTTCGAGAGGGCGCGCGAGTTCGTTCCCGGGCGCGGGTGGATCCGGTTGGCCCGGTGGAAGGAGGCAGAGGGGGTGCCGTGGTACATCGCGCAGCGAGAGGGGGCGGCGCAGAAACCGGGCTTCCCGGTCTACGTCGTGTGCCGGGATTCGCTGCACGCACCGGAGAAGTTCGTGGTCACTTGGTTCGCGAAAGAGGGCAGGGTCGTCCGGACCACGGAAGCCAAGAAGCTGGACGAGAAGTACCCGCGCATGGCCGAACAGGTGAAGCTGGAGCTGCGAGCACTGCAGGACCTGAGCGACATCCTCTAGACGGGCGGCGAGTGCACCGGGCAGGGTTCGCCCTGCCATGGACCCTCAAGACTTCGAGCCGCGACGCACCGGCAAGTTCGACGAGCACACCCGCGAGGCTTTCCTCGCGGCGCTTCGTGTCGTCCCGAACGTGAGCCGGGCCTGCCGTCTGGTCGGTGTCTCGCCGTCCACTGCGAACAAGGCGAAGGCCGAGGACGAAGCGTTCGCTGCCGCGTGGCACGAGGCGATCGAGGAGGGCGTCGAGCGGATGGAGGAGGAAGCGCACCGGCGCGCGTTCGTCGGGATCTCGCAGCCGATCATCCGCGACAACAAGGTGGTCGCCGAGTCGATGACCTACAGCGACGGCCTCGCCACGCTGCTGCTCAAGGCCCACAAGCCGAGCAAGTACCGCGACAACGTGAGCGTGACCGGCGAGCTCACGCAGACGGTCAGCGCGGACGAGGCGGCCACGAAGATCGCGGCCCTGCTGCGTCTGGCCGCGAGCCGCCGGGAGATGGACGACATCCTGTGACGCCAGCCGAGATTCAGGAGCTGGTGCGCTACCTCACCCCGGCAGAGAAGGCCGAGCTCGAGAAGCTGCTGACCGTGCCGATGCCGCTGTGGATCCCGCAGGATGGGCCGCAGCGCGTCGCGTACGAATCGACCGCGGACGTGATCGGCTACGGTGGTGCGGCAGGCGGAGGCAAGACCGACCTCGCACTCGGCAAGGCGCTGACCCAGCATCAGGTGGTCGCGTTCTTCCGCAAGGAGGGGACCGAGCTCACCGGTGCGATCGACCGGTTGAGCGAGATCCTCGGCCACCGCAACGGTCTCGGGGGCAAGCCGCCGATCTGGCGTGCACCCGGCGGGACCTGCAGGCTGGTCGAGTTCTGCTCGATCCCCAACCCCGGCGACGAGAAGAAGTACCAAGGCCGAGCGAAGGACCTGCTGGTGCTCGACGAGGCAGCGAACATGCAGGAGGGGCAGGTCCGCTTCCTGATGGGCTGGGTGCGATCGGTCGACCCCACGCAGCGCACGCAGACGCTGATGTGCTTCAACCCGCCGACCACGGTCGAGGGTCGGTGGATCGTGGGCTACTTCGCACCGTGGCTCGACCGCAAGCACCCGAACCCGGCACAGCCCGGGGAGCTCCGGTGGTTCGCGATGATCCGGGGCGTCGAGACCGAGGTGAGCGACGGTCGGCAGTTCTACGACAAGGGCGAGCTGATCATTCCGCAGTCGCGCACCTTCATCCCGGCGAAGGTGTCGGACAACGCGTACCTGAAGGGGACCAACTACATGGCACAGCTGCAGGCACTGCCCGAACCGCTGCGATCGCAGATGCTGTACGGCGACTTCGCCGCCGGCACCGAGGACGATCCGCAGCAGGTGATCCCGACCGGATGGGTCGAGGCCGCGATGGCGCGGTGGAAGAAGCTCGAGCCGAAGCCGCAGATGTCCTCGATGGGCCTCGACGTGGCGCGCGGCGGGCAGGACAACACGGTCATCGCCACCCGGCACGGCATGTGGTTCGACGAGCTCACGGTGTACCCGGGCATGCAGACCCCGGACGGCGAGACCACCGCAGCCCTCGCGATGGCGAAGCTGCGCAACGCGGCGCCGATCCACATCGACGTGATCGGGGTTGGCTCGAGCCCGTTCGACGTGCTGCGCGGTCTGCGCCAGCAGGTGATCGGCGTGAACGTGTCGAACAGCCCGACCTCGCTCGACAAGTCCGGGCTGCTGCAGTTCTCGAACATGCGCAGCCAGCTGTGGTGGAAGCTGCGAGAAGCACTGGACCCGCTCGCGAACAACGGCATCGCGCTGCCGCCCGACAAGCGGCTGCTGCTCGACCTGTGCACGCCGAAGTGGAAGGTCGTGGGCCGCACGATTCAGGTCCAGTCGCGCGAGGAGATCATCGAGAAGATCGGCCGCTCGCCGGATTACGGCAGCGCGGTCTGCCTCGCGCTGATCGACACCCCGAACCGGGTCGAGGTCGAGAGCAGCTTCCCCGACCGTGCACTCCCTGTCGAGGGGGCCGACTACAATCCGCTCGACTTCATCCGTCAGAGGGGATAGGCATGGGCATCGAGACGGCAACGCTCGCAGCAATCGGCTCGCTACTCGGTGGCGGCGCAGCTGCGTTCAGCGCGCTCACCGCGAAGAAACCGAGCGCACAGGCCGCGCCCGCGCCCGAGGCGCCACCGGCTGCCGCGAAGACTCCGGACCGCATGTCGGTGAAGAGGAAGACCGCGGACACCGTGGGTGCCGGCGCGACCAGCAGCACCCTGCTGACCGGGCCCGCCGGTGTCGAGCTCGACGCCGGCATCCTCGGACGCAACACACTGCTGGGCGGCTGATGGACCTGAGCACCCGCACCTACAAGACCTACAGTGACTACATGTCGCTGCTCGCGTCGCTGAAGACCGAGCGGTCGACGTGGGACTCGCTCTACCAGAGCGTGTCCGAGAACCTGTTCGTGCGGGGTGCGAGGCTGCAGAGGACCGACCGCAACCGCGGCGACCGGAAGAACGACTACAACCGCATCATCGACCCGCACGGCACGCGCGCCCGCAGGATCCTGACCGCAGGTCTGGTCGCCGGCATGAGCAGCCCGGCCCGCCCGTGGCACAAGCTCGCGATCGACGACGAAGACCTGATGGAGTACCAGCCGGTCAAGGAGTGGCTCGAGCTGGTGACCGTGCAGCAGCGGAACATCTTCGCCCGGTCGAACACCTACCGCGCGCTCGCACAGATGTACGACACGATCGGGTCGTTCGGGACTTCCCCCACCGTGATCAAGGAGGATTACGAGGACGTGATCTCCTGCCACCCGGTGGCGACCGGCGAGTTCTACGTCGCGACCGACGACAAGGGTCAGGTCACGCTGCTGATGCGTGAGTTCGAGATGACCGTCGGACAGATGTACATGGAGTTCGACGCAGAGAACTGCAGCCAGACGGTACGTACCCTCTACCAGAACGGGCTCGGCATCCACCGGTGGGTGCCGGTGGTGCAGGTGATCCACCCCCGCGACTGGCGCGACCGGGCCGGACAGATGGGTGGGCGAGGCATGGAGTGGGCCTCGTGCTACTTCGAGATCGCGCAGGATGCCGACAAGCTGCTGGCCGAGCGCGGCTACACCCGATTCCCCGTGGTCTGTGCACGGTGGGACGTGATGGGCGGCGACATCTACGGCACGAGCCCCGGCATGGAAGTGCTCGGCCACGTCGAGCGCCTGCAGCACCACCAGACCCGCAAGTCGCAGGCGATCGACTACATGGTCAAGCCGCCGCTGCAGGTGCCTTCGTCGATGAAGGACAACCCGATCCGCGGGCTGCCGGGCGGCGTGAACTACGTCGACATGGCTGGCCCGGGTCAGGTGATCAAGAGCGCGTGGGACGTGAACCTGAAGCTCGATCATCTCCTGCTCGATGTGCAGGACCTGCGCAAGATGATCGACCAGACCTTCTACACCGATCTGTTCCTGATGATCTCGATGGACGACCGGTCGAACGTGACCGCTCACGAGATCGCAGCGCGCAACGAGGAGAAGCTGCTGATGCTGGGCCCGGTGCTCGAGCGTCTGCACGGCGAGTGCCTGCGCGGGCTGATCGAGGCGACCTTCGCTCGGCAGATGGAGGCCGGCATGCTGCCGCCGCCCCCGCAGGAGCTCGAGGGCAGGGAGGTCAACGTCGAGTTCGTCTCGATGCTGGCACAGGCCCAGCGCGCGATCGGCACCCAGTCGATCGATCGACTGATGACCTATGTCGGCACGATCGCGCAGGTGCAGGCCGGCGCCGGCATGAAGCCGACCGTGCTGCACAAGGTCGACCTGCTCGAGAGCGTGGACAGCTACGCGTCGATGCTCGGCGTGGACCCGAGGCTGATCGTGCCCGACGACATCGTGAACGAGAGGCTGGCCGCCGAAGAGCAGGCTGCGCAGCAACAGCAGGAGGCAGAGCAGGCCATGGCGGCAGCCAGTGCTGCGAAGGATGCGGCCGGCGCCGTGCCGCAGGAAGGCAGCGTGCTCGCGCAGGCTCTGGGCGCGGTGCAGGGCTACACGACCGAGGGTGTGCTGCCGTAGTGCACTCGTTCAGAAAACCATAGCGTAGGATTTCATCGTGAGCAGTGAAGAATATCTTGGGCTCCACCCGGCAGCCGCAGAAGACGTCGAGCAGGATGACGCCGATGCCCTTGCTAAACGGATGGCTCAGGACGATCTCAAGATGCTCATGTCGAATGCCAGCGGGCGCCGCTTCATGTGGGGCCTGCTGGGAGACTGCAGGATTTTCCACAGCAACTTCAGCACCTCTGCCCTCGAAATGGCTCGCCGTGAGGGGCGCAGGGAGTTGGGCCTGATGCTGTTGGATCAGATCACTCGCCTCTGCCCGGAACGGTACGAGGAGATGCGCAAGGAGCAAGTAAATGGCAGACGACAGCGGCGCCACCGGTCAACCGAACAACACCGGGCTGGACCAGTCGAAGAGCAGTGATGACCTGAAATCGCCGGTGACTCCGGAGCCGGGCGCCACGCCCCCGGCCGACGACAAGCCGATCGAGTACAAGTTCACGTTGCCCGATGGCCTGCAGCTGGACGAGGAAATCCTCAACCAGTTCACGGTCGAAGCACAGGCCCTGAAGCTCCCGGCCGACAAGGCGCAAGCCCTCGTCGACATGGGAACGAAGTCGGTGCAGAAGGTGATGGATGCCGTGCTCGAAGCCGACAAGGCACGACGTGCCGGGTGGGCCGCGGAAGCAGAAGCGGATCCCGAGTTCGGGGGCCCGAAGCTCAAGGAGAACCTCGCCATCGCGAAGAGCGCGATCGAGAAACTCTCCCCCAAGCTGAAGGGATTTCTGGACGAGACCGGGCTGGGCAACCACCCGCAGATGATCCGGTTCGCATTCAAGGTCGGACAGATGCTCAAGCAGGATGGGTTCCTCACTTCCAACCCCGGACGCGATCCGGAAGGGAAGAAGAAGGACCACGCGAAAACCCTGTACCCCGACTTGAAGTGACCCCAACCCGTAAGGAGTAGCACATGCCGACTCTCGGCTTGAACGGCAAGATCACCCTGACCGACTGGACCACCAGCAT